TATGAAGTCAATGGCGAAATTATGAATGGTTGTACTTCTGTTATTGATCCAAGATTTGGTAAAGATGGATTAGTAGGTTGGGCTAAAAAGAAACCTATTGAAGCAGTAGAATGGCAAATGAGTGATGATGGATATGCTATTGACGAAATAAATAAATATATTTCAAGTCTTAAAGATAAGGTAAAAGAACTTTCAGAAAGAGATGCTAAAACAGGATCAATGATGCATCAACTTTGTGAAGATTTAATGCACAAAAAGAAAATAGTTATACCTAAATCAGAACCATTAAAAACAATGTTCAAAAAATTTAAGGTATGGTGGGGTAAAATGAAATATGAAGTAATTCATACAGAAAGAACTTTTTATTCCGAAGAACTTCAATCATGTGGTACAGTTGATCTAATATGCAAAAAGAATGGTAAATATGGCATTATTGATTTTAAAACATCTAAAACAATTGAATATGCTAATTATCCTATACAATTATTTGCATATAAAAAAATGGTTGAAGATAGTACAAACCTTAAAATAGAATTTTTAGGATTATTAAATATTCCTAAAGATAAAGAAGCTCCTATTTCTTTTATGAGTTTCAATGTTGACGATCAAGATTATCTTGAAGCATTTAAATTATGTTTGAAGCTAAAAGAGTTTGAAAAACAACATTCTGTAAAATTAAAAGAATGGAAGCAAAAACTAAAAACCAAAAAAGGAGAATCTGATGCAGTATCAAAAAGCACAGTACAATAACAACTATCAAAAAAAATCAAATGATAGTAATGGAGGATCTGCTAAATTAACAGCCACTAAAAAAGATGGTTGTATTTTAGTAGTGACCTTGAATAATCAAAACCTTGTCTTAAAAGGTTATTATCAAGGTAAAACTAATGAATGGAAATTATTTCCTTATTACGATAAGCGAAAACAAAATCCATCATTCAATCAACCTAAACAATCGTATCAACAAAATAATGATATGGACGATCAGTTGCCACAATCCGAACAAGAATGGAGTCAAGGATCAGCTACTGAATTTAATCCAGAAGAATACGAACATCAATTAGGCGATTAATGAGTGATAAAGATTCATTAGATAAATACATTGAACATAGACCTAAAGTATTTAATTCTGAAATAATTCTAGTCTATCTTAACGCTTTAGATAAAAATAAACTAAAGGCAGAAGAAGAGTACGAAGAATGTAAGGATCAAGTACAAGAACAATTAGATTTTATAATTAGTGAAAAGGTTGAAAATACTAAATGCTCAATGGCACAAGCAAAAGTATTAGCTACAAATGATGAAAGATATAAAAACATCAAAGCTGAATACAGAAAAAGAAAAGCTTATTATCTTCTTAAAAAAGTAGAAGCTAATAATGGTCATTCTTATTGCGAGAATCTAAAGCAAGAATCTATCAATCAATTAGCAGTAGATAAATTGACTAGAAATTAATCTTATTGAGGGCGAGAAATCGCCCTTAATGTCTTGTTACTTCAAAATATGATATGTCAGTATTTTCATCAATAATTTTTGTACTATAATTATAATCTATAAGATTCACATCTGCTCTTTTTTGAACTTGTTCAAGCATATCTTTAACTCTTGGAAAAGTCGGAGTTATATCTATAAATGTAAAAGCAACAAAGTGTCCATAACTAGAATGTGGAGTTTCTAGTTGCATTTCTAAATCTGTAATTACTGCATCAACCATAATGCAATATAGCTTATTTAGAATCTATTTAGTATTATTTTTTTTTTATGATGTCAGCACCTTTAAGACCGTAAATAGCACTCACTACACCTATAAACAGAGCTTGATACCAAAATGGCATATTATTAAATTGATCGAAAAACTTATCGACCTTTTCCATAATTTCTGGATCATCACTAAAGATACTCCAAATCAATAACATCACAGGCGCCGAAACTAAAATTAATACGAACTCGTCTTTCCACCCTTGCTGATTATTTTGCATCACAGCTTTTTGATATTCTACTTCTCCATTTGCCATTTTTTCTGCATGACGCATTTCTGCAACAGATTCAAATTCTTTTGCTCTTCTTCTATTAGATGCAATAGACATTCCTGTTTTAATAATGCCTGGTACTAATTTAGATGCAATATTTAACCACATTTTATTTTTCCTTAATCATTTCAATAAGCATATCTATAACATGCTTTGCTTTTTCTAAATCTTTTATCTGATCTTTCTTATCTTTCCACTTTAAATTGTATCTAGTAATATATTTTAAAGCATGAGTTTGACAGGCATTAAAATCATTAGCCATAGAAAAGTCTAAAGGTTGAATTTTAAGCTTTTTATAGTGATCGCCAGCAACTTGTTCAGAAAATGCAGAATCGCTGTTTAAAGTGGCTCTATGGCTGTTTAAAAGGGTGTTTTTAAGCTTATTAGACTTACTCATACAATCTTTTTAATCCAATCGCCTTTATTATTTAAAACCATAGGTAAAAGTCTTGGTATCCCATCTAATATAATTCCGCAACCTAAAATAAAACGAGTTTTAAAATTCTTGGCATAGTTGAACGCCATGGACTTTTGATTAATCATACACCCTACATTCATTGCAAAAAATAAATTATCTGGATTTGCCCAATAGCTAATTAAAAATTTTGTGTGGTAGTGACCCTGCACAGCAGAAAGCCCCATAGTTTGAGACACCTTGAGGACGTCGGCAGATCTTCCATGGGTAAAAAAACATCTTTGTCCATTTGACATTGTGAGTGTTAAATCATCTACCCACTTCCATTTTTTTGTACCTAAAAAATCTCCATAGTCTTTTAAAAATTCTTTACTCATTCCAAACTTTAATGCTCTTCTATAAACTAGACTAGAATGATTTGATTCTACTTCTGTAACTTTTGGAAATATTGATTCTAATTCTTTTACATATTTTTTACTTTGTCTAAGCTCATGGCCTGCGCTAAATAAATCTGGATCGTGAGTGTGCATGCTGATTGCATGGAAGTCGAGTAAGTCACCAATGTTTACAACGAAGTCGGGTTTAAATTCTTTTTTTATTTCTCTTAAAAAAGCAAAGCTATCCTTGTGATGATAAGGAATATGCATATCTGATATTACAAGTATTCGTTTGAAACCCATAATTGAATTAATACAACTATTTAGTGATAATGTAAAGAAGCTGACCTATTACTAATAATCCGATTGCACCTAAACTATATAAGATACGATCTATATCTTTCTTCATATGTGCAAGATGGTTTTTAATTATTAAATCTATTTTTTGATTTACTAATTTTATTCTGCCATCTAATTCTACAAATTTTTCTTTATTAGTTTTCATCGTTTCCTTTTTCTTCGAAGATCAGTATCATGCTTTCTACTTCCTCGCAAGAAACTGTTTACTCTTGCCATTGACCAAGCGGCCATAGGAATACGAGGACGAGATCCTCCAGATAACCATGCACCTTGTCCACGTCTATAAACTTTTACTAATTGTCCATATGTAATATTTTTTCTAGTCTTTGCTTTTGCTCTTAATGTAGCTTGTGTTCTAGCTGATAGTGGTCTTCTAAATCTTGATGCCATTATATTTTTACTCTCATTTTAAATGCAGATGGAGATATAAATCCTCCAGATCTATAAGCAGCACTCATAGATTTAATTAATTTTGCTCTTCTTGATCTCTTAGCACCTTTAAGGCCTGACAAGTATTTCTTTGGGATTCCTGTCTTCTTATCTTTTGGTACGAGTCTTCTTTTTCTTTTTCTTGACATTTTTTTTCCTTTTCCGCATTGGAAACTTATTTATCATTTCTTTTAATGTAATTGAAGTAGTAAATCCAGCCATTATGCTCTTCCTCCATATTTTTTAGATTTAACTTTTTTACCTTTAAACTTTCCAGATTTTCTAGGTAATAATCCTCTAGCTATCGCTGATGCTCTTTCTGTGAAACCTAATTTTTTTTTCTTTTTGATTTTATTTTTTAGTGTAGATAATTTTACCATTAATTACCTACTACACGCATAGCAGATCTATGTGCCTGTGCAAATGTTCTGCCTTTCTTCATCGCTCTAGCCATAGATCGCATATGCTTTAAACTATGATGTCTTGCATGACGATTCATTGTTTTTTTTTGTCTAGGGTTTAAGTCTTTTATTATACCTTTAATAGAAGCTACCTTGACCATTATTTTCTTTTTCGTTTGCCCATTTTATTTTTTTTTTTCTTATTCTTCTTCATTCCTTTTGAATGAGCACCTTTACCTGTATGATATGGCATTATTTCCTCGCTTTCTTTTTTTTCTTTTTTTTACTCTTCATAATAGCTTTCTGTAAAGCTAACGGAAGTTTCTTTTGTTTTTTAGTTAACATATTATCTCCTAGTTTGTAAGTTTACCATCAACCCATTTAGCATCTGGTAATCCATTAGTATAATTTTTTCCGTCATATGTCAGCACTTGTTTTCTATTAGATCCTTCAACAAATGAACAATGGACCCAACCAGCTGACGGATCATCTTTGTCAAAATATTCTAAAATCAATTGGTCAAAATCGCAAGATCCAGAAATAAACATAGCTATTTGAAGATTAGAAACTCCAGCTATCTCGAAGTCCGCCGCACACCCTGTCGTATGCTGTGATGTAGGTTTTGATCCGATAGCTTCACATAATTCTGGACTTCTGTATCCACTGGTAATCGTTACAGGCTTATCCCATTTGACACGACATTTTTCTAAAACAGCATAACATAAATCTGTAAGATTTTTTATTTCTCCAGCACCAGCTTTATTTTTTATACCTTTACGTTGTGCTGTCATACTTTTTTCAAATTCGGAAAGTTTAAAATGTTTAGATAATTGCATTTAGACTCCTATGGTTTAGGATATTTATTT